ACCTTATTCTTTTTAAAACTAAATATACTCATTTCTAATTATTATTTTATTTAACTGCTAAAACTTGACCATCAGAATAACGTGGATTTTCTAAATATCCACCTAAACTTTGAATCATCGAAATTACAGGGTCTATCTTTTTACTCTTATCACCATTTGCCTTAGTAGGTTTGGCATTTTCATGTTGGTCTAATTTCAAGGTAACATTACTAAAAGCCCACCTTACAATAGGATTATTATCTATAACAACCATACCTGTACGTATAAGTCTCTCTAATGTCTTTGTAGGTCCATTAAAATTACCCAAAGCTTGAGAATATGGAGTCAATGGTAATCCTTCTTCTGTTGCATTTATAGCCCATTGCGTAGCGTTCCACTTGTCATAAGCGACATTTACTACATAATTCTTATCGTTTATATTTATCTAGTCTTTTAATATGTAGTCGTAATCAACAACATTACCTGATGTTACTTTTAAATAATTCTCTCGTTTCCATATCATGTAAAGATAACTATTTACGTTTTCTGTCAATTCTGACTCAGGTAAATAAATAATTGTTTTAAATACAAACTTATCTGGATTGATTTCACGATCAGGATTAGGTGGAAACATAACTGTTGTACTCGTTAAGTCAGATACAGCAGACAAATCGACACCCATAAAACAATCTTCATCTTTATAATCATCCAAATTAACCGGTGACATCACTTTGCGAATTTTATCATCAGAAATCCAAATTTCCTTTGAACTAACCCACATATTGAAATTCTTTGTCTTTACACTAACTTCTAGTGCAGAATCATTAATTGCTGAACGTAGCTGTCCTTCTAGATACTTTCTGGTAACTGTTACATCTAAATTCGGATTTGCCTTTACCCAGTTTTTTTCATCCATCCAATCATCTTCTTCATCAAGTTCATATATCGCTGCAAACTGTTCATCATCTTCTTTTCTATGCTCCAATATATCAATACAAACATCTCTGTAATTGTGTAAGAAACCATTTAACAAGAATCCTGATGTTGATATACAAATACCTAATGGAGAAACACGGAATCCGGTTCCAGAAATCATAACGTCCCATAACTTACTGTCTTTCATTTCATGAACCTCATCAAGTATATATGTACTTGGAGAACTACCATCATGACCTGAAGAATCACTTGACAACACCTAAGAATATGAACTTGTTTTTTGTACCTAAATACTGTCTCTAAGCGTCTTTGTATATTTATGTTTAGGGTCCAAACATTTCACAAGCTTCTACTACATTTCAAATAGTAAGTGCGCTTGTTTCGTGTTATTGGCAATATTCAAAACCTGTGCTGCAGGTTCGCCATCTGCTATTAACATATATAATGCAATTGCAGCTATCAAGAACGTATTGTGTGTTACGGTATATTGTTTTCCACATAAAAATAAATGGTCTTCATTATCAACTGTTAAACATTTACATGGTACTG